AGGCTAAAGAAGGTGAAGAAGATGCTGACAAAGATAAATCTAGTAATTCAAAGTCAGATAAGCCGGCTATGCCACCTCTGCCGCCAGGTATAGGTCCGCGTGTCGCACCATCTAAGAATTAGATTTCATCTAATAAACTGTTTTAATATAAAGCGGGCCACAGTGTCCGCTTTTTGTATTTTGAAACTTCTGCAATTTATAGAGTATAAAATAAGATATACTAAATGATAGACGATTTATTCACTGAAAACTACGATATGATAAATGAAATAGAGATTGCTAAACCCCTTAAAAAGGCTAGAAAAAGTAAAGAGTACCTTAATAATAAGGATTTGTATGACGAAATAGTCAAATCAAAGGAACAAGGTGAACTAACAACAAATGCTCAAAAGATGCTTGTGTTGTTAGCAGAACGTGCTATAAACAAGCTTAAATATGTTAGTGAAGATGATAGAAATGATTGCTTAGCTTTTGGTATATTGGACCTTTTAAAATACTGGAAAAGTTTTAATCCAAAGTACACTAATGCATTTGCATACTTTACTGAAATTGCAAAAAGAGGCTATGCCAAAGGGTGGAATAAACTATATCCTAAAAAATATGAAGGTACAGTTAGCATAGAAGGTGGCATAGATTCAGAAGGAATTTATTCAATTTAATGTCTGTTAAGAACTTAACACCCAGAAAAGGTCAATTTAAACAGGGTTATTACGAACAGATAAACAATAAGTACGTAGGACCCTTACCTATAATTTATAGATCCAGCTGGGAATATAAATTTATGGTTTACTGTGACAAGAGCGAGGGCATAGTAAAGTGGAGTTCTGAATCAATGCGAATCAAGTATTATAATCCAATCGATAAAAAATATCATCATTATTATCCTGACTTTTATATGGAGGTTTTAAAAGATGGCGAATTAAAAAAGTACATTGTTGAGATAAAGCCATCGTCATTACTAAAAAAACCAGTACAGCCAAAACGTATGACCGAGCAGGCTTTTAATAATTATAAATATACTGCACGTGAATTTACAAAAAATTATTACAAAACAGAAGCTGCCAAAAAGGTTGCGCAGGAAATGGGCATGCAGTATATAATATTAACAGAAAAAAGCCTTAAGTAATGAGCGAGTATATTTTAGAAATAAAAAACTTTGTCAAGAATGCAAGAGGTTTAAATAATGCTAAAGCTGCGGCTGACAAATGGTTTTTATCTAAAAGTAATGCAAAAGACGAAACTGCTATAGTAAAAGATAATAGCAGCTTTATGCCAGGTAAAATTTATATTTTTAAATATAGGCCAAAGCCTGACAAAGGGTCAGAAACTCAACAAGCTCCTGTATATAACGCAGTAGTTCTTTCACTTGGGCATAAAGATGGCTTTGATATAGGCATTGATCTTAATTATTTACCTGATAAAGAAAAGCTTTCACTTCTTAATTTTTTATATAAAAGTTTTGAAAAAAAGATACTTGCTGCAGAAAATAGTAAACCCATTTTAGCTAACAGCCAACCTCCTATTAAAGAATTTAATGAAGAACTTTTAGTTAAACTTGCAGGTAAAATGGGTATTGAATATGCGATTAGAAAGTATGAAACAAGTGAAAGAAAAGGCACATTTCTACTTTCTTATGAATCCTGGAAATATATACCCCTTTTAAATTTGAATAAAGGTAATGCTAGTCTCATAAAGATACAGCAGGCTTTTCCAGCTTACCTTAAAAAGAAGATGGCACAAAAGAAGACGTCCGGTAAAAGTAAATATATAACAAATAAAAAGAATAAGTAAATATGGCAGGTTTCCTGGACAGATTTGGTCCCTTTAGTAGAAATTTCTCTATATCAAGGTCACTTCAGGATTTAAGTAGTCTTGGAATGAAGTATGACGACATGATTATACGAAATTCACAGGCTATTGGCGTTACTGAAGATAGATTCGGATATACAAGAATAAATCCTTATGGTTTAGAAAATGAAGACTATTGGTACCCGTTTGCGGCTCTTTCAATGTCTGATACAACTCTTAAAAAGAGTATCAGTTTTTTTATACAACAATATCCACAGAAGCGAATTGAATTAAGAAAATTTGCTACACAAGACGAAATTGAAGATATTCTTGATACACTTTGTGATGAAGCAATAGTATATGATAGTAAGAACTATTTTGCTTATCCAGATTCATCTCATATAGGATTAAATGAAGATACACAAAAATATATTATTACAGCCTATAATCAGATATATCAATATTTTGGTTTTGCACAAGACCAATCAGGTTGGTATTATTTTAGAAAATGGTTAATAGATGGTTATCTTGCATTTGAAATTATTTACAATGATACTCAAACAGAAATTATAGGTTTTAAAGAAATTGATCCTGTTACTTTAGTACCAGCAGTAGATAGAGAAACCAATAAAAAAATCTGGTATCAACACAAAGATAATCCAGTTAAACAAAGAAAGCTTTTTGATTCACAGATAATCTATCTTTCATATTCATCTGTTGCTACAAATGAGCGCGTTTCTTATGTAGAAAGACTGGTGCGTGCTTTCAATTTACTACGTATAATGGAGCATACTAGAGTAATCTGGGCCACAATGAACGCTTCATATAGAATGAAGTTTTTAATACCAGTAGGCGGTAAATCTAAAACAAGAGCAAGACAGTCTCTAAGTCAGTTAATGAGTAATTACAGAGAAGTTGTAGATTTTGATTTTGATTCAGGGTCAATGCAAGTAAATGGCAAACCTATGATGAGCTTTAACAAGGAGTATTGGTTGCCATCTAAAGATGGTGAATCACCTGAAATTGAAACTCTAGCAAATGATGGACCAGATTTAAGTGATACAGATGCTTTAAAATATTTTCATGATAAGTTAAAGTTAGCATCGAAGATTCCTTTTAGTAGATTTGACAAAGATAGTCCAGCTACCTATGAGATGACAGCAGAAGGTCTTGTTCGTGAAGAAATTAAGTTTAGTAAATTTATAAATCGTTTACGTTCTTCGTTTCAAGAAGTATTAGTTAAACCTCTTTATGTTCAAATATGTCTTAAATATCCTGAGCTCCAAAAGGATCTAAGCATGAAGTCAATGATTTCAATTCAATATAACAGAGATAATATGTTTGAGGAGATTAAGAATATGGAAATTATGTCAAAGCGCTTAGAGTTCTTAGGTTCATTAAAAGACCTTACTTCAACAGATGCTGAGGGTAATGAAGTACCTTATTTTGATCTTGACTTCCTTATTAAGAAATACTTGAAAATGGATCCTAACGATCTAGATCAAAATAGAATTTCTGTTGAAAATAAAGCAAAAGCAAATGCTGCAGGTGAACCTGGAGCTGAGCCTGGAGGAGAAGAAGGCGGAGAAGAAGGCGGAGAAGAAGCAGGTGGCCTGGAACTTTAATTAAAATTACAAATATATAAATCAAGAAATTCGCAAAAAGCCAAATATATACAAAAATTAAAAATCCAAAATGACAAACAATAAAGTGTTATTAGTACTCGAGAGGTCATCAACAGAACTTAAAGCCACAAACAGCGGAGGTTCTTATGTCCTCGAGGGCATTTTCGGTGAGATAGGCATTAAAAATCGTAATAATCGAATTTATGATGAAAACGAATATTTACCACAAATTGAAAATTTGCAAAATAAAATTAAAAGCGGTAAGCTATTAGGTGAATTAGACCATCCTGCTACTTTTGATATTTCATTGAAAAATGCATCACACGTTATAGAAGATCTTAGCTATAATAAAGATACAAAACAAGTAATGGGTAGAATTAGATTATTAAATACTAGCTCTGGGCGTGAAGCACAGGCTTTAGTCGATGCAGGTGTGCCTATTCATATTTCTAGCCGTGCTGCCGGTGTCGTAGAAAAAAACGGACATGTTAAAATTAAGGAACTTTTTACCTATGACCTTGTAGCTACACCAGGTTTTGAAAATGCAGAACTTAAAAGAGTTAATGAATCCTATGGATTTGATGATGATGGTGATGTTCAACTTTTTGAATTACCTGGCAATTTTAATTACGATAAATATAACATAACAGAAAATAATAATAGTAATATGTCCGAGTACATTAAAAATGAAGACTTTAACAAGTATACCAAGTATCTAGCTACTGAGATGTCAAAAATCAATGATCAGCTTAAAGGACTTAAAGAGGGCAAAAGTAATGATGCCAACGAAGGTATAGTTAAATACACAGAGCACATCGCTGAAAAATTAAATCAGCTTCACGCTTATACTGAATCTTTAGCTATAAGTCTTGACAATTCTATACAACATAGTGACCATATAGCCGAAAGATCTAATAAAATGCTAGGGTATATGGAGCATGTCGCAGAAAAATCTGACAGAGGAATCCAGTACACAGAATCAGTAGCAGAGAGATTAGATCAAACTATTCAATACAGCGAGAATATTGCTGAGAATGCAAACAAGGTTATTGAGTTCACTAATTATTTAGCAGAAAATCTAAATAATTCAATCGAACATAGTGATTACGTTACAGAAGGTTTGAATAATGTAATTAAGTTCGCTGATTATTTAAAAGAAAATATCGAAACTGTAGGAAATTATAGCAATTATGTAGGTGAAAATCTAAATAAGCTTAATAAGAGACTTACTGGTGTAACAGAAGATGATAAACAAGTTCAAGTATCTAATACAGGATCTGCATCTGCTCCAGCACCAGCTGAAAACTACAAACAATCTATTACAGAAAAATTAGAAATTTTAATAGAAGCTGCTAAGAAGCCAACAGCAGCAAATAAGTATGAGCAAAATCAAACTCTTAATGAATCTGCCTCAAGATCTAAAGTTAATGTACCTGTTTTCATTTCAAAAATGCCAGCACAGTACAAGCCACTTTGGAATAATCTTACAGAATCTAGAAAGAATGAGATTCTTGCTGAATCTACGCGTTACAGTCTTGTAACAGAATACCAAATCAATAATTTCTGGCAAACAAGAGACTTAAGAAGCAAGCAAGTCGAAATTGAAAGAATTAATGAAACAATATCAGCTGTTAAACAATCAACTGAAAACAAAGCATATTCAGTAAATGAGAACTATCTTGAAAGTTTCAAGAGTCAGCTTGAGAATAGATTTGCAAAGTACAGTAAATAAAACAAACAAAATAAAAAAACATAAATAAAATGTTACAAGTAATTAACGAAGCGGAAGTTAAAGCAACTTGGGCTCCAATTATCGAAAGTGCTACTGGTATCAGTACACCTAGTAAATTAGATTGGATGTCTAAATATTGCCACTTCCATAAATTAGCAGAAGATTCAGGGATGTTAAATGAGAGCATCTACAACTACGTTCACATGAACCCCGGAATGAACGTACCAGGTATGGGTCCAGTTTTTGCACCCGGTGCACCTGGTCTTAACGTTGACTTCCAAACTCAAACTAGAGGTTCTGGTGATAAGCCTTTCAGCTTACTTCCATTATCTATGCAGGTTGCTGCACAAACAGTAGGCCTTGACCTTGTTCCTGTAGTACCAATGGGCGGTCCTTTCGGTATGTTAACATATCTTGATTTCCCTTATGCAGGTGGTTCACTTGAAACTCTTTCTGTTGCTAACGGCGGTTTCGGAGGAGCAGATGGTCGTACTGCACCAACAATGATTAAAGTTGACTGGGAAGCAGCTTTCAATACTTCATCAGACTATGAGCCAGGCGATATTTTCTATATCACTAATGGTGTTGTTGGAACTCCTAAAGTACCTTATCGTTTTACAGTAGTAGGACGTTCACGTATTGACGGTTTCATCATTTTCAAAGTTGATACTAACGAAGACACTTCTACTTATTCATTCTCTAACGCAACATGGAGTACAGGAAATCTTGTAGGTTCTGCGTATACTTTAGCAGATATCTTTAGTTCAACTGGTACATGGTATCTTTCTAGTACAGCAGCTTCTGCAAACAATGTATTAAGCGGAACTATCGCAGCTGTTGCAAAAAGCCCAGAACTTGTAAAAGCTCTTGAAGATCATGTCTCAGGTTTCTCTGGTCGTGGTTTTGCAACAGGAGATGTTACATCTAACGATCCTTACTTAAGAGAAGAAGGTGAAGCTACTAAAGAAAACCTTTTAGGTCTTAAATTATTCAACAAATCTGTTTCAGCAGGTACTGTACAAGTTGCAGCTGGTGTAACACGTGAACAAGTTCAAGATCTTAAGCAATACGGCATTGATGCAGTTGCTCAAGTTGAAGCTGTATTAATTAACGAATTAACACAGACTATTAACAAGAACATTCTTGAGCGTTTATTCCGTCTTGGAGCTACTAATGCTGATCAAATCAACAGTATCGATGGTACTAACCTTAACTTATATGTTGCACCTTCTGGTACTAACACATTTAACTTAGGTAAAGGTGCTTACTCTAATAGTAATGTAACTATTGCAACTGCTGCATCAGTTCCTACTTCAGGTGATAATTCAGGTACTTTACAACGTAAGATTATGAGCAAGATTCTTGCTGCCGCTAACTTGATCGCTATTCGTGGTCGTCGTGGAGCAGCTAACTTTGCTGTAACTAACGGTCAATTAGCTTCTGCATTACAAGACATCGCTGGTTTCGTACCATATCCATTAAGCAACACTGTTAGCCAGTCAGCTGGTTCATTGTTCCCAATTGGTTCTATTGCAGGTGTTAATATCTATGTAGATCCTAACATGAGCTGGACTGATACTCGTATCTGTATTGGACGTAAAGGTGATGCTAACTCTCCAGGTTTGGTATTTATGCCTTACTTAATGGCTGAGTCAGTACAAACTATCGCAGAAGGTACAATGGCTCCTAAAATCGCTATTAAATCTCGCTATACTTTAGTTGAAGCAGGTTTCTTTCCGCAAATCTACTATTTAACTTTAGGAGTGAAATTCTCAAGCTACAGTATGATCTAATCATAGCTTTAAGCTAATTTAAAAAGCGCTCCATTGGAGCGCTTTTTTTATATCCTAAGATATATACATTGTCAAAATAAAAATCAACTATGAAATTAATAATTCCACAATTAGATCAGTATATTTTAAAATGCAAATCAAGTAATATGGAACCTGTTTATGAAAATTTTATATTCGAAAATAATGAACTTGAAATAGACAGAGCATCGTTTGAAGCATATTATCAATATAAGCATGGTTCAAGTGTATTAAGTATACTTGAATTTCAAAATATACAATCATATTCAGAATTTATTAGTGAAGATGGTGGTGAAGAATCACAAGAATCTGAAAATAACGAATTCATAGAATCTGAATCTAACACAGATGAAATAACTGAAGCAAAAGATGACAATAGTATAATAATCGATTTTATGTTTAGAAGGCCTAGGATTATTAAAGCATATAAAAAGATATTAGAATTACAAAAGAAAAATATCGATGCAATTGATGTTAACAGGCAATTCAATAGTATTAATGATAAGATAGAAGATCTTGAAAAAAAGATTAAATCAGGCCGGATATCAGATACTGAAAAGCAAAAATTAGTTGACCAGCTTATTTTATTAAATACTCAAAAATCTAAGGGTGTAGATTCAGTTCAGAAAAAATCGTCAGCTATTAGAGAAAGAATAAGTAAGGCAATTGAAGACCTTGAATATAATATATCAAAGCTTGCTACTTCAGAATATTTAAAAAGAGTTGCAGATAAGGAAAATGTTAAGACATCAATAGCAATGGCAGAATATAGATTAAAAGGAGCAGATGAGGATTCAAAGAATTCTATTGAAGCCGAAATAAAATCAAATGAAAAAGCTCTTTTAAATATAGAGGCGGAGTTAAAGAAAACTAATGCACTTGAAAAAGAAAGCGGTGAAATTGCTGAAATCAACGATGAAATAGAAGCTACGTACTCTTCTAAAACAATGAGCGACGATGAAAAATTAAATAAAGTTCAGGAGTTAGAATTACAGAGACTTGATAAAACACTTTCTTTAGGTAAACAATTCGAGGATGCAGTAAAAGATCCAAGTAAATTAAAAGAGAAATTAAATGAACTCTTAGCCGATATTAAAATCGATACAAGAATTTCAACATATAAGGGATTTGAAGAAATGGTAGCTAATAAAAGGTCTGAAATAGAAGCAGGCACTTCAGCTGACAAAGATGGAACAGATTCAAGTGCACAAGAATCTATAAATGTATATGAGTCAATTGCTACAAGATTTAGCAGATTAATAAACAAATAAAGTATTAAAATTTATATTTATTAAAGCCTTCTACAGAAGGCTTTTTGTTTTTAAAGAGGAAATGCAAAGAGTAAAGATTATAAAACCTGAAAGGGTTCCGCTTAAGCAAAAGACGGTTACTGTAAAACCAAATATAGAAAATTCTAATGTTGAAAGGAATAACAGGCCGCCAGGCAACGGGGTAAGACCCCCGAGCAATGGGGTAAAGGACAGACAAGATCGATTTGTGAAATCTTTACAACCAAATAACCAGAAATTCAAAAACGAAAAACAAGAATTTCGAAAGTATGGTAAAATAGAACAGACATTAAAAGATAAAACCGTTTTCCTTATAGCAGGAGGGCCAAGTTTAAAAGATTTTGATTTTAATAGACTTAGTGGTAAAAATGTAATAGCAATCAATAAAGCATTTATGTACTTACCTGAATACCAGTATTTATACTGGACGGATTCTAGATTTTATACCTGGTATAAGGATGAGATTAATAAGCAGGAATGTAAGAAATATACGCCATGTGTAAATCCAAATAATGTTTCTGAAAACATAACAGTATTGAAAAATTCAGGCGGTCGAATAATAGATTTGACGACACCTGATTCGATCACAGCGGGTAATAACTCAGGATTTGGTGCTATAAGTCTTGCTATAAAACTGGGAGCAAGTAAAATATATCTACTTGGATATGATATGGGCTACACCGGTAATAAAACACACTTCCATGATGGTTACCCTTCTAATACAGCTAAACAAAGTGTATATAATAGTATGTTAAAATATTTTGAAGACAACGCAGATATAATAAAATCAGTTGTTAAAATTTATAACACTTCAGCGACTAGTAATTTAAAGTGTTTTGATTATTGTGATATTAATATAGCGATTTCGACTTCTTAATCTTTTTACTGGTCTCGAACACTTTCAGATACTGCATGTGACCCTTTTGCTGTTTCAATAATACTCTCTGGCAAAAATATCTGAAATTTACACTTGAATCTAAAATTCTTTCATCGACCATTTTTTGCTTGCCGTAAGCTTTAAAGCAATCGCTGCAAAGAAAATTTACTATTTCAAAATTACCAATTTCTGATTTTATTTCACAATCACAAATACAGCATTTCCAATCTAGCATTTTAGCGTCTTCTAGAATCTCATCATAAGATGAAACGCCCTTTGTATAATTATTATAATATAGCTTAAGATGGTCTTTATAATGAGTTTCGTATTCCACTATTCTTAATACTATTTGCAGAAATCTATCATCCTCGATTGCGTTTCTTTTTACAAGCTTATTCTCTTTGAAGAAATTAATTTGATAAGGCTTAAGGCAACTATATTTAATATGGCAAATTGTATCTTTACCACGGGATCTTTCTATCTTAAAAGGCTTCATAAATTATTTATTGAAACTTAAAATCTGATTATAGTATAACTAATAAATTACAGATATGTCTATACAAAATATACTTCTTACAGAGAGATACAGGCCATCAACACTGGATGATTTAATAATACCTGACAGAATCAGAACAAAATTATCTGAAGGTGTTTACCAACATTTACTTTTTTATGGTTCACCAGGCACTGGCAAGACCAGTGCAGCAAAGGCTTTATGTACTCAATTTGGCCATGATTACAGATATATTAATGCATCTGATGAAACCAGTGTCGATGTAATTCGCGAGAAAATTACTAAATTCTGTACAACAGCTTCTTTGACTTCAATTGAAGGTAGACTTAAAATTGTTATTTTAGATGAAATAGACGGTGTCAGCGACCAGTTTAATAAAGCGCTAAAAGCAACCATGGATAGTTTTTCTAAAAACACAAGGTTTATTGCGACTACAAATCACATTAATAAAATACCTGAAGCTGTACTTAGTAGATTTGAACAAATTAATTTTGATTTTACAAAGGACGAAGAAGTAGAACAGCTTAAGTCATATATGAAGCGCGTATATGAAATTGTAAAGAAAGAGGGTTCAGATATCGAAAAGCCTGCACTATTGGAATTAGTGAAGCGAAAGTTTCCAGATATGAGAAACACGTTAACAGTATTACAGGGTTACATTGCCGAAGGCAAAACACTTATAACAATAGATGATGTCAAGAAATTCCACGGTATTTATAAAGATGTGTATGAACTTATATTTAATTCAATAGACCCGGTTGAAAATTATAAACTATTGATATCACAGTATAGTAACAGAGTAGATGATGTATTGGCAAGCCTTGGGGCAGACTTCATAGAGTATATCAGACTTGAAAAGCCACAATTCGCCAAATTTATCCCACAGATTATTATCACAGTTGCTGAACATCAAGCGCAACGAACGCTTGTTATCGATCAAGCAATAACCATGCTATCATGCGTCTATAGTATACAATCTATAGTAAATGCAAATAATCTGCAATAGTCTTTGAGTTTACAGAGATTATGTTTAAATTTACAAAAATAAAATATTATGGCAGCTAAAAATCACACACTAGTAATTGACGGTACATATTTCATTTACAGCCGACTCTTTGTTTTACCGCGTCAAAAAATGCCAACTGGCTTTGGAGAATCTGTAGACGTAGACTCCCGTTTCATGAGCACAGAAAATGAAATGAGTATTTTCATGAGAAAGCTGGCCATTGATTTTGCATCTGAAATGCGAAAGATTAAAAACATCACTAGTAGAATTGTATTCACACTTGATAGCAAGTCTTGGCGTAAAGATCTTTTTCCAACAGCTGAATATAAAGCAAACCGTGAACAGGATAGTAAAATACACTGGGATAATGTAAGAAAGGTTGTTGATGACTTTATCAAATTAATCGCAGAACAGGGAGTTATACTTAATCGAGTACAAGGAGCTGAAGGCGATGACTTAGTATACGCATGGGCTACATATCTTAATAACAACGGTGAGAATTGTATAATATGGAGCGGCGACACAGACTTAATGCAACTTGTTAATTATAACAAATCAACAAATTCATATACTATCTGGTATGATAACACCAGAACCAGGCTTTCAGTTTACCCAGGTTTTAATAAGTATCTTAACCAAGATGACGTTAATAAAAAAGATGAATTTGAAGACATTTTCAATACAGATACTGTATTTCTGATTAGCAATCAAGTTAAAGAAGAACTTAAATACTTTATCAATTCAAATGGCCTTGCAGTTACTGAAACCTTCTGTGATGAATATGTTTTTACTAAAATATTAACAGGTGACAGGTCAGATAATATTAAGTCCGTGTACAGTGTTGAAAAAATAGGTAAAACTGGTAAACCAAGAACATCTAGAATAAGTGATGAAAAGGCTAAAAATATACTTGAGATTTTCAAATCTAGGCACAATAGATTTTCAAGCATGTATTTATTCGAAGAGTCATATAAGATAGAAATATGTAAGATTATAGCTTCTGAAATGAAATGCCCAGAATTTAAGCAATTTTTACCAAACCTTGAGCTTAATACCAATCTAATACTATTACATACTTCTACTATACCTGAAACTTTACAAAATATCATGTTTGCGGAAATTGAAAAATTACACGAAAATAAAGACCTTAAAATTGCAAACATAGTATCAAAAGAAGGTATATTATATGGTACTAAATATATCAGTACAGAACATCAAAGTGGAAATCAAGGTCCAGTTAAACTATTCTAATGGCTAAAAAGAAAAGAGAACTAAAAGAAAAAGTTAAAAAACCAAAGAGTGCTGAATACGATGGCACTCTTTTTAGTTTTGTTAAAATATTATTCAGCGACGATGCGGCTTATCAAAAACTTAGTCAATATGAAAAGGGCAAACACAGGTTTATGATACAGCGTTTCATGTCCATACAATATCCGACACTTGCCCATAAATTAAATGTTAACAAAACAAATCCGTCACATGTAGTTGATTGTTGGAAAGCTGTCGCAACTAGATATACAAGAACACCCAATTGGATATGGACAAGGGTCGACAGGTCAGAAAAGGTAAACGATAAGAAAATAGACATAGACCCAGAAGCGTTGAAATTTTATTTGAATAAATATCAAATAAGTAAAAAAGATTTTAGAGAAGCTTTGAAATTTAGTCCTGATTTAGTAATAAAAGAAATTGAAAGCATTGAAAAACAAATTAAAGCAGATGGGTGAAGGCATTAATTATCCTAATCTTGATTTTCCGGCAGTTATTGATATAACACTTTATAAAAATAACTATTATGACAATTTACTCATAACAAAATTAAAACGGGACGCAGTTTACGAAGAACAACAGGGTGTTAAAGATACTTATCTAATCGGTGCTGACGATTTTAGAGAAGTTTTATATACATCTTTTATGAAAGAGATAGAAGCAGTGCGTTCATTGCCTTTATCAGACTTGCAAAAGAATGCTACAAGTCTTTATTTTCTTGATAAAATACTCACGAGTTATAATTCACTTAGATTTTTAAAAGTCAATGTTTCCAGAGAGGAGAATTTTTCAAGATTAAATAAAACAGAAAAGGTGCCTGTTATCTTTTTCAATTACAAGATTAGCATGTTGAATATCAGACTGCCTGAAATTTTTACAACCAAGCAAGTTAGAACCATTAATAAGTTTTTCATTGAAAACAGCATTGCCGTATATGATGAATTTTATGGCTACGATCACAGAATATATTTTAGGACTTCTGAGCTTCTAAGTTTTTTACTTTCAAGCGAAGAAAAGGATGGCGCAGCCGATCTATTACTGTCAATTATAGACAATAAGTCAGAATTAGACAACCCTCTTATTATGCTTGCTACCGATTTTGAAATTTAAGCAACTTGTCTATAAATATATAGACAAAGAAGTGCTTATATGACTAATTATATAGTTAATCAATTAGACGAATCTATTATCATTAAACTTTCTGAACCTTATGAAAAGGTTGAGAAAGTTGTGGGATATGTTGATGAGGTTATCGGTGAAGATACAGTAAATAAATTTGAAAGATATTTTAGATGGTCACAAGACAATTCAAATTATTCAGATTGGATTTTAATGACCAATATCAATCTAGAAAATCAAATTATAGATCCCAAGAAGCCTTTCTGGATTGAATATAAGTATACTGTAATAGAACTTGAAACAGGTCATACCATGGAATTTATTTCAATTGCACTTGAAATAGTAACCGATAACGGAATAGTTCGCAATGTAAAACAGGTTAGCATAGACTGTTGTGAACCGGGCTCAATACCAACAGGATGTGCCAACTTAATTATACAAGAGTGCTGTGATGATGACAATACATTTAATCCTTATAGTATGATGAGTAATACTATAGGCATGTTTACACAGCTTACAAACGTCACTAATAATATATTTGGCCACTGTGTCAAATATTTTAAAGTAGATGCAGACCAAAGAAGCCGAGATGTTATATTAAAAGAATATTCTTTATATAATGTTAGTGCAATGAAAGAGATAAAAGTACTTGTTCCTGATAATAATTTTCCAGTAAATGAATTTCAGTTTAATCAATTTGGAATGGAATTTGAAAGTTTTGAAATTCATATTACCAGGGAAGAATTTCAAAATGCATTTGGTGCAAGAACAAGACCCAATGAACGTGATTATATTTACTTTCCATTAGTTGATAGAATGTATGAAATTAATTCTATTGCTTTAGCTGACCCAATTTTCTATAAAGATATTTACTATAAAGCTACTTTACGTAAATACCAGGAGCGTGCAAATGTTACTGCAGATGAAATTATTACACAAGATCTTGATGCACTTACTCTTAGTGTAGATGAACTATTTGATGAGGAGGTAAAAGAAGAGACACTTAAAATAACAAAACCACAGCAGTATAAAACAATAGGCACAGGTGTAAATGATTTTGTTAGAAGTGAACTTTCATCACAGCTTATAATTTCAGATTCTAAAATTAATAATAACTGGACTATTGTTTCTAAAAATTATTACGAATTCAATAAACTAAACCCAGGTGAGCTTGCAGTTAAATATAGACAGCCTGTTAAATTTGCTGATACTGAAGATAGAGCTTTCACATTTTGGTTTCAACCTGTTTTACCGGCCGAAAAGTCTTATACTAATATAGATTCAATAACTGAATATGATGGCAAAGCAGCGTTGGTTATGTCGGCAGAAATGCCATGGCAAGCAGGCGACATTGTCCAAATTAACAACACCGGTAATTATAATGGATATTACCGTATATTACAAATAAACACAGGTAATGAATTTGTAATAGATTTTAATTATGAAAGTATAAGTTCACCAGGAAGTGCAAGAGTTGTTTCAAAGGCATTTTTAATACATGGTTACGATGAACTGCCAAGTGGTTTCTCAGTTGAGTTAACAAGGCAGTATATGATAGTTTCAATAAACAATCTTGACTATTTCTTTTTACACGGCATAACATTTGATAGTAACAAGTGGTATAGTACAGTAATCAATTTATCTAATCTTTTTACATCACTTTCAGTTTATATTTATGAATTAGATAAACCGCTAAATAACATCAATCCTCAATTAGAAACAAGTGCACTTAAACTTTTATATAACAATTTAATTTTTATAAATGATAAAGTTTCTGTTGATTCAGGTGGCTACTGGTCTCTTGTCTCAGGGCCTATTAGATTAACAAACATTAGAATATTTAAGCGTATAATAGAAGAAGAAGCACACAATATAGTATTAAATCAGTATGTTGTAAATGATACTCAATTAGCCGAATTAGTTGATAACGCTATACCTGAGTTACGTCTTTTACGTATACCTAATCCAAGATAAAATGAGTGGAAAAAACAATTACAGAAAAAGATCAGACGAGATAAGATCTTCATTAGATGATATTTTAAATGACGACAGCGTAAACGCTTCTATTGATTCAACACCTTTACCTCCTATTAGAACACAGCCAGCATTTGATTATGTTAAAAAGAAAGATGCTGCCAGCGAAAAGGCTAAAAAGACAATTAATTCTCTTTTAAAATTTTATCTTAGCGAGGAGATAATCGATAATGATGAATACGTTAAAGCTAAAATGAGAATTGAAGAGATGACTTTAGGTAGTCTTCTTTTTCAAATGGAAACGGCTGAACGTGCAATAACAACTTTACTTCAACAAATAGATGACGGTGATGTTTCACCTCGTATGTTTGAGGTTTTAGGTACATTACAAAAGTCTATGTTAGATATCATCAAAAGCCAGACTATGTATATGATAGCAACCGAAGAGGGTGTTAAAAAGCTGGCAAGAGATTATGACGTTTATTCACAGCGCAAGCTTGCCAAGGACGAGGATAGTAAAAAGATACAAGCTGCAACAAACGTTAACAGGGGCACCAAGAACTTAATGATGCAAATACAAAATAACATCAATAAACAAGAGGATTTAGATTCAATAGAAGCTGAACCTCTTAATACTGAAATGGATGACTTCCCCAGTGAAATAGATAATTTCGAGGACTATGACGAATGATTTTTTACCTACATCTTTTAATTCTGAACCTGAAACAGAACAGCAGGACAGAGTAGTCTGGTCGACGGCCGAGGTTCAGCGAATTATAGCAGCACTTGACGAGGGTTATAAAGTCAAGGGTACACCTTTTTACGAGGGTAACATGAGCTATAAGCGTGCTAATATTGTATTTGAATATACAGATGAGGAAATGGAGCATATCAAACGATGCGCTTCTGATATTCTATACTTTGCTGAGCATTTTGCAACTGTTATGACAGACGAAGGTCTTCAGCGAATCAAACTGAGAGACTATCAAAAGGGCATGTTGGTTAGCTTTGTAGAGAACAGGTTTAATGTATGTTTGGCGTCTCGACAAATCGGCAAATGCCTGGCACACGATACAGATATATATATAAGAAAAGAAGGTCGAGAATACATGATTAAAATGTACGAGCTCTGGTACTTAATGGTCAAGAATGCCGAACTACCATTTGCCAATCGATTAATCAACCGTATTAAATACCATTTGTATCGAGCCCATTCTCGTCTAAATAAAATTTATGAATTATTAATAAATATTTTACTTTTTCTTATTCAGACTGTTGAAAAAATTGAATACAGGCATTTTAGTCTTGACCAAGATGACATCAGTAAGAAAATATTAAGTTCATATAATTTACAGGGCTATGAAGTTATGACTGATTCTGGTTTCAAGCCCATGAGTCATCTTCATGTCACGCAGCCTTATGTAAACTGGAATATTAGAACCGCATCTGGTCTTTATCTAAATGCTGCAGATAATCATATAGTATTTAAACAAGGTCTTGTTGATACATTTATTAGAGATTTAAAGCCTGGTGATTTTATACATACTGTAAATGGTGTCGAGGCAGTTACTCATATTGAAAAAGGTCAACATTCAATATCAATGTTTGATGTTACTGTTGATGATGAAAATCATAGATTTTATAGTAATGGCATATTATCGCATAACACTATTTGTTCTGCAATCTTTATTTCCTGGTATCTGCTTTTTAATTTTGATAAAAATGCACTTCTACTTTCAAATAAGGGCGGTACAACCAAGGAAATTCTTGATAAAGTAAAAGCCATTATAGAAAATTTACCTTTCTTTTTAAAGCCAGGTATTTTAAAGAATGATGTCATGAACATGAAATTCGATAATGGCTGTCGAATGGTTGGTCAATCTACAACAGGTAAAGCAGGTATTGGTTTTACTATACATCTTCTTTTCCTGGATGAGTTTGCTCATATACATCATAGCTTTATAAATAGTTTTTATGAAAACGTTTATCCAACGCTTTCATCTTCAAAGGTATCACGTATTATAATTACCAGTACACCTAACGGCTATAATAAATTCTTTGAGATCTATGATGGCGCTGAAAAGAAACTCAATGAATTTTCACCTTATCGCGTCGACTGGTGGCAGGTACCTGGTCGTGATGAAAAATGGAAATTACAGGAGGTTAAAAATCTCGGTAGCGAAGAGGCGTTTAATAGACAGTATGGAAACCAGTTCATGGCTTCCAGCAATCTTCTACTTACAGGTGCTTCAATTAAAAAACTGAGAACAGGACAAAAGAAATTTACATTTGTTGAATTTGAAGAGTTTGAAAGAATTTCAATTGACGTGTCAAGATTTATGGTTTTCAGTCCTGATTATGTTGACGCCGATTTTAAAGATCGTAATAGATACTGGGTCTTTTGTATAGATATTGCAGAAGGCGTAGGAGGTGACTACAGTGTAATCAATATTTTTGAAATAGTACCCATGCAAAAGAAAGACTTTAATAGAATCTTGACACCGAGTTCTATTAATGAGTTCTTTGCACTAAAACAGGCAATTGTTTTTAGAAGCAATGAACACAGTGTAGAGGATTTATCAAAAATTTTATATACATTGGTAATAGATGTCTTCTATCAGGAGAACATCAAAATTGTAATTGAATATAATACCTATGGCTCAACTGTCATCAATCACTTAGCTACAGTCTTTCCTCAGCGAAATGAATTTGACGAGGAAATGGTTGTAAAATTTAAACACAGGCATGATGCCAGAAATACTAAGTTCGGTCTTAAAATTAAACGTGATAATAAACCCATACTCTGTCAAAATCTTAAAAAATCAATTGAGCAAAATAGAATGTTTATAACAGATGATATGACAGTCAATGAGCTGAGTTCATTTGGTAGAACTACAGCAGGTTTATACATGGGGCAAATGGGACATGACGATCATGTTATGACCTGTGTTTCAGCCACTGAATTTTTTGCAACAGTTGACTATTCAGACTTTGTCGAAGAGATACTTGATATCATAGACGAAGACCTGTATGATGCCATGGAAGCTGAACTTGAAAAGACGACCAAGGACAAAGACGGTAATATCTACTACGACATTTACGACATAATTTAGGTTATTAATGACAATAAAAGGGGTGTGAATAACCCACAATATGGTAAAAGCTGTAAAAATCATGCTGCATCGAAGACCAGAATTTTAAAATGTCCAGACGGTGGTGAAATGGTATTTGATGAAGTTGGACCATTGAAGGAATATCTTTATGGCGTTAGTGTTAGTTATAATACATTGAGGCAATATTCTAAAAAAGGTAAAAATTATTGCGGATATTTTCTTGAGGCCAAGAAGATATATAACAAAAATAAAAATAACTAATAACAATGGCATTATCAGCAGAATTATTACAGTTCAAGAGTTCGGGAGTCTACCGACTTGAATTTGACAAGAGCCAGACAGCTACTATTCCTAGCGACCAAATAAGAATGGTGGTAGGTTTCTCTAAAGACGGCCCCTTCAACACGCCGGTATTCGTATCTGACTCTGGATTTTTCACCAATATTTATGGTGACATTGATAGAACACTTGAAAGAAAAGGTTCTTACTTTCACAGAACTGCACTTGCGGCACTTGAAAGAGGTCCAATTCTTGCGCTTAATTTACTGAGACTTAATAACGACTCAGAATCAGGTGACAAGGTTCAATATCAAACATTTTCAGTTAGCGCAACAGGTGTTAACGCAGCAGAGAAGTCTGCACTTTATTCAGGTTTCTACAACAAGGATAAATTCTGGTTTCCACAAGATCTTCCTTTCTTAAATAACATTGGTTCAACAAACACAGGTGTTATTCAAGTTGTAAATCTTAAACAATCTCCAGTAACAGTCTTTATGCGTAAAGCACAAGACGTAAAAGCATTTGATGTGCTTGCTAAACAATGGTATGGTTCTGGTAAAGTACCAGCATTCATGAATGAATTTGATTATATTAGCGACTTCATGATTGACGTGTTTATCGTTGATGGCGACTTTACAAACTATGCATCACTTGCAGTTGATCCAATCTTTGGAGCATTCTTTAATGTAAACGGTCTAATTAAAAGCAAACTTGACAACTTCTTAAATTCACCAAATGTAACTTATCTTGCTAAGTATACAGGATGTCTTATTCCTGACTTCATAGACTTGAACGGTAATAACTTGTTTATTCAAGACATGATTAACTTTGATACAGCTAAGACTGGTATTTTATCAGCAGTAAACAAAGAGGTATTTGATTCAGATTATATTATCAGCGGTACTGAAGATGGTGTCGATTTAGTTGGTCACAATTTAGAAAATAAATTAAATAACGACTCAACTTTTACACAACTTGATTTTATCTCTTATAATAGAGGTTTAAAAGAAGATTACTATTACCAAGCTTCTGAAACAGGTGAAGTAGGAATTGATGTTAATACAGCAGGTGATATTTCTTTTTACCTTACTGCAAGCGGTGAAAGTACAGCAAGTCAAACGCCTCCTAGTGTGGCAACTGCTCAACTACCAGCTTCACTTGGAGCTAACATCGCAAACTATGTAGTTAAAATAAACAAGGATCACCCTGATTATGCTACACTTTTAGAAGACAGGCTTTCAGCTAACGTTGCAGGTGTAGGAATTGGCCAGCGTGCAGTAGGTTCTTATGTTTTAGTTGATAATGGATCAACATATAAATGGGCACCAGTTGTTTCATTGACTGAAGCATCAGGTTATCTATATGTTGGAGTTTCAATTGAAGTTACAGGATATGTTGTATCACTTGAAGCATCACAAGTATGGTTTATTTACGAGCCAAGTGGTTCAGATTATGATGTATCAGCTACAGACTATTTTAAATTTGAGTACGGAAGTCAGACTTACAAAGACTGGAGCGCAGGTGTTATTACCAGTGGCGATGTTGTAAGACTTGCATCTGCACAAGATACCAACGTGTATTTGAATATGACATGGGCACTTAATAATAGCGTATATACAAATGACGGTTCAGCAGCAGGTGCATCAACAGTGCTTTCAGCAGCTTCAACAAATTATTACAATGTACCAGTTGTAGAAATTAAAGGTTATTCAGACGCTGCTCTTACTACAGCTATAAATTTACCTGACTATACAGGTAACAATTATGTTAACTCATCTGCAGTAGTACAAACAAATAAATTCACAGTAATTTCTCTTATTGGCTCACTTAATGAGTCACTTACACTTGCAGCAGTATCACAAATTGCTTTACCAGGTAATGAAGTTTATCTTGATTACACTTCAGCTAACGGAAATATCAGCGTAGGACAATACTTAGTATCTAGTGAATTAGGTCCAAATGGAGAATCTCGCTTAACTAAAGTAAACAAGATTTCTAAGCAAACTGTAAGTAGCATAACCGTTTTACATGTTTATACAGATCAGGATATTTTAATAACTAGCGGAACATCAGTAGAGCGATATAACACAATTGAATCTGTAATAACAGAATATAAATTATTCTCTCTTGCTGGATTTACAATGAATCCTAACTATCATGTTCCTAACGGCACAGAAGATAGAATGAATGAAATTTTTAACGATACAATAGGCGGAGGTACAAATCTCTTTACCGGTCTTATCGATAAAGATCTTATTTCTTATCGTTACATTGTTGATTCATTTGGTTTAGGTATTGAGCCTCAATCTAAATACCAGTTAAGTTATCTTGCTAAGTCTCGTCAAAACGTGCTAGCAATTATTAATGCACCTTCAATGCAAGACTTCCGTGAATCTACTGATCCTAGATTTACTGACGACACCGGAACTCTTCGTACTCGATACATTGCAGAAGGTGGTAGATTAGATTTGAATCCTACAACCACTTATGGTTTACCTAGTATCGCTAATGGTTCTAGCTACAGTGCATATTATTCACCTTATCTAATAATAAGAGACAGAGGTAAGAATTTAGCAGTACCGCCTGCAGGTTATGTTTCTAATAACTTTATTGACAAGTATACAAATGCTTTACCTTGGTCAATAGTAGCAGGTCCACGTAGAGGAGTAGTAGGAGGAAGAGGTCTTATTGGCTTAGAAGTTAACTTTGATAAAAATGACAGAGATAATATCGAGCCATTTGGTTTAAATCCAATTATCTTCCAAAGAGGAATCGGAATTGAAATCCATGGTAATAAAACAGGTCAGCAAAATATCAAGTCTGCACTTTCTAGTGTACATGTTCGTGAAGTATTAATTTACATGCAAGATGGTATTGCTTCTATATTAAAGAACTATACATTTGAATTTAATACACCTCAAACACGTTTAGAAATTAAATCACTTGCAGATAATTTTATGCTAGGTGTTAAACGCGATAACGGTGTCTATGATTTTAAAAATGTAATGGATACGAGCAATAATACGCCTGACGTAATTGATGCTAATATCGGTATACTTGATACCTATGTAGAGCCAGTAAAAGGATTAGAAATACTAGTACATAGAACAACTATCTTGAAGACAGGTTCTATCGCTACAGGTCAATTCTCTTAATGACTTAATATAAAAGCCCAGGTTAAATCTGGGCTTTTATTTAAAATACAACAATATATAAAAATAAACAAATAAAAATGGCAGGTTTACCACATTATAATAACTCTAGCGCAGCTACTCAAAAATATGAACCAGTACAAGGTAATCTCTTTGAAGTTACATTTTTCCCGCCAGCGGGTGTTACAGGTCAATCACTTTTACTTGAACATGTTAATACAGTCGGTGGTTTAAGTGCTCTTAACCCTACTATAGATCCTGTTGGTCAAAAATATAAATTTGCAGACAGGAGCTATGCAGGAATGCCAGCACAAACATTTGTAGATGTTGCTATCAATTTTTCATTAAACTTAAATGATTCAAATCAGAATTATATCTACAAATCTATAAGAGACTGGTATAAAAAAATCTATGATCCAGCAACAGGTGCAATGGGTCTTAAGAAAGATTATAGCGGATCAATTGTAGTCGTTATGTACGATCGTCAAGGAAACATCCACAGAAAGGTAACACTTCTTGATACTTTCCCAACGGGCAATCCAGCAGCATTTGATAGTTTAGATTATAACGCACCAGATCCATTAACATTGGATATTACATTCCGTTGTGATAACTGGATAGATGAAAACAACTAAACAATCTAAATATATAGATTATAAAAACAAAAAAAACAAAATGAAGTACATTAAAACATTTGAAAGCTTCTTGAATGAAAGCTATTTATTTGAAGCCGCTGCCAAAACAGCATACAGGGTTAAAGTTAAAAAGGGTGAACAAACACTGGCTTATCTTGCTGTAAAAGGTTCACCTAATTATAGTCTTGTTCCATCAGTTGCAAAGGCGATAGGTGCTAAAGAAACAGAAATATACTATATTAACCCACCTAAACCTACTATGGATTTAGCAATAGAGGAATTAACATCTGTTGGTAAATTTACCAATGTTAGTGATAAAGAGTTGTCTTCTGAAGGTTTTAAGATGGGCACATATAAGGGACATAAATTTTTAGCAGACATGGCTTCTGATGGCCATGTTCATTGGATTTTTCTCAAAAAAGATCTTGTAGACAAGCTAGCAAGCGAACTTGATTTCATGAACATGAATGAAAGCTATTTATTTGAAGCTAACGAGCTTAATGGCATAAAAAAGATGACTGATATAATAATGAATAGCAGACAGTCAATGCTTACAAAAAAATATGAAAAATTTGTAAACATGACTCTTAAAGACAATAAAGTTTCAAAAATTGAAGATTTAAACCCAGATGGATTAGAAGACTGGATGGTCGATTTAGAAGAACTAATTGATGATTATGGAGGACAAACAGGCATTAAAGAGTACGTTGAAATGATAGAGCGTATAGAACAGCTTGAAAAGGCGATCAAAGACAGCGGTAATAAACAGGCTATAGGTGAATTAGATAAATTAATGAAACCATTTGTAAAACCAGGCAAAACGCTGGATGATATTAATGATGAAGAAAATGTAGCAGACATTCTTTTTATGCTTGAAGAAGACGATGAAGAAAGTCCATTTCTTAAATACGGTATCAAAATGCCAAAAGCGGTTAAGAAAAAGAAATAACTTTAATTTTCAAAAAGGCCCTCTTACTGAGGGCTTTTTATGTCTACAAATATATAGACTATAAAAATAAAAACAAAATGAAGTACATTCATACATTTAAAAACTTCTTAAATGAGGGTAAAAAATCTATAACTATTAAAAAATTATCTGATCCTACTGAACAGCTAGATGAAGATTTACAGAAGATGGCCAATGATATTGAAAGCCTGATTGAGTCAATAAACAATGAATTTTATTCAAAGAAATTTAGAAGAACGTGTCTAGCCGATGTGCTAAACCTTAGCGAATTACTACAAAGTAAAATAGAAGGTAAAACCTTTAAAAAGTCTAAACCTGTGATGGCAGACGACTTTAGAGGGTTTAGCAATGATGATCTGGAAGAAAGATTTGAAGATGCAGCTGACAGTATTGATGTACGTATTCAACCAATGCTTGCTATTGAATCAATGGATATTAAACAAGAATGCCTAACTCTCATGGAACAATTTATCGATAAATGGGATATTATGATCGAAAAGGAAGATAAGAAAAATTAATTATAAAAAGTAAGACCTGTCAGTTAACAGGTCTTTTTTATGTCTGCTGACCAATATATACTATGTTAGTATAATACTATAAATAAATTTAAAATGAGTGGAAAAAGAAAAACTTACAGAACGTGTACAAGTCCTACTTTCAATAGAAGATCTACAAGATCTATATCTTATACTAAATAGAAAGTCTCTTGAAAAAAATATAAAACCCGAAACAGTTTCAAGCTGTATACGTAAAATAACAAAAAAATTCATTAACGAAAACAAGTAACATGGCAGATGAAAATTTAAACCCAGATGAAATGAAAAAAATCATTGAAGAACAAGAAAAGCAAGTGCATATAGATGATCCTTATATTGCTACAGCAAATCAAATGTCCGAATCAGCAAAGACACAGGGCTTAGGTAAAGTTAATCTAGGAAGAAGAGATGGCGAAGATGTCAATTCAGATATCTTATTGGGCTACCACACTGTCTTTACAGAAGATATGCCATCAGGAGGCTTATTTTATCCAGTTGATGTAGAAATACAAATCAGGCCAGCCAAAGTCGCAGAGATTAGACATTTTTCAACATTACAAGAGCGAGATCTTTTTGACATTGACGATAAGCTAAATAATATTATACAGAATTGTACTAAAATAAAAACTAAAACCAGGGTAATGAGCTGGAAAGATATTTTAGAAGAGGATAGAATTTTCTTGATTCTTGCTATACGTGCTCTTACTTTTAGTAAAGGTGAAAATAAATTACAGGTAAAAAAGAATTGTGCTGATTGTAATACAGAAAACGAAATTGAAATCGCTAATAGAAATTTACAGTTCAATACAATACCTGAAGACTTGATGAAATACCATGATGAATTCGAAAGAGTACTTTCAATTCAAACCAAGTCTTGTGGCGTTATTAAAATGAAACCACCTACAATTGGTGTAATGCAAGCTGTTACTAAATACATTCGTGAAAAAGAAAGAAACGGTGAAAACTGGGACAAATCACATATTCAAATACTTCCCTATATCAGACATGAGTGGAGAAACTTTACTGACAAAGATATATTTAATAGTGAAGTAGAATTCCAGGGATGGGGTGATACTAAGTATACACTTCATTATCGCTTGGCTGAACAGATTAAAGTAGGTGTTAAACCAGATGTAAGATGTAGTTGTAAAGCTTGTGGCGCTGAGGTCGCCGCAGCAATAAACTTTCAAGGCGGAATCAAAGATCTTTTCGTTGTTTCAGATATCTCTGGAGAACTTCTTTAAAACTAAATTCTATCTATATCATTACCTAAGGTTACAGTCTTCAGAAATTGAAGACTGGCCTTATTATGAACTTGAGTATACCTTAGAAAACTTAAAAGACTTCTTGGAAAAGAAAAAGAAAGGTGAAGAAGAGGAAAATGATAAGTATAAAAATGACTCATCATATAGAAAGCAAAAAACTGATGTTGGCAAGTCAATAAATACACCAAAGATGCCAAGCGCTCCAAGGATTAGTGCACCTAGTTTTAGAGCGCCCAAAAAATTCTAATATTTAATGGCTTTCAGTGCAATTAAAAACCCATTCGAGAATCTTTCCATACAGAACCAGGAAAAAATGGTTAAAAGCTTATCTGAAATAAAGGACTACTTTATTTCCGGTAATTCAATTGTCGAGTCTATTAATGAAATAGGTAATTACTTAAAAACATTTGTTAGCAACCAGACTAAAATACTGGACTTTTTAACTAAAAAGGATGCCAAGCAGCTTAGTTCTAAAGATCAGCAGGAAATGGTTAAAACAGCTAAGCTATTAGGGCCTGGTCTAAAATTAATTGTAGACGCTATACAGACCTATTCTAAAATACCTGAAGAAGCAGTTGATAAATTTGTATTAGGTATAGAAAAAATAGGAGATGCATTTAAAAAGCTTTCATCTCTTAACAAGGCTATAGAAAGCGGCGCAGAAGCACTAATATCACTTGGTAAATCAATATTTTGGTTCGGTGTATTAATGATATTGTCATTACCTGTTTATTTATTAGCTGCAGTGGCCGGTCCAATTGTCATGTTGGTTGTAGCTGGTCTTGTTTGGTTATTTGTTAATACTGTTGGTAAATATGCCGATGATATTGAAAGTGGTTCTAAGAATCTTATGTATATGGCTGCTAGTATAATACTATTCGGTATTGCAATTCTAGTAGCAGCACAACTATATGGTCAAATATTGGCAGGCATTCTTGGTATTTTAGCAATATACGCTGTCATAACCATGACAGTATTCTTTTTTACATTTATTTCAAAATACATTAAAGATATAAAAAGCGGTTCTAAGAATCTTATGTATATGGCTGCTAGTATAATACTATTCGGTATTGCAATTCTAGTAGCAGCACAACTATATGGTCAAATATTGGCAGGCATTCTTGGTATTTTAGCAATATACGCTGTCATAACCATGACAGTATTCTTTTTTACATTTATTTCAAAATACATTAAAGATATAAAAAGCGGT